CCGAAAATAGGCATTCATCTTAGACAAGGTCAGCTAAGAAATACAATGACTATATGGGCTAGATGTAATTTAAATAGACTGACTGTTAATCCGCAGGTCCCTGGTTCGAATCCAGGTCGGGGAGCCACTTATTCTTACTATGAACCGCTTCAATTTGCACACCTGAGCGGTCCATCACCTTCGCTTTATCGTAGTAAATTTCCACTCCATTTTCAGTAACCGCAACCTTGTTGATAAACGACGAGAAGAATGTGCGCAGACGTTTTGGATCGTCCGTTGTTCTGACCAGCTCGCGCATGAGCTCTGTCATTTCGGCAATTTCTTGATCGCCGATATCTACCTTCGGCATTTCCTCTTCTTCGATTCTGACCAGCTGCTCTTCCTTCATGTCGCGCTGGGTCTTTAGTTCACGCATTCTATTGGTGAGATCGCCCAGGTTGGGTGCGTCCTTGCCGTGCAGCTCAAGCACTGAGTAGAGGTTGCGCAGGCGGGATTCGGTTTCGCGCAGTTCGGCGACGATAGCGGTGCGGCGGGCGGCGCGGTCTTTGATCCATTTGCCGGCAATTTCGTTGAGGTCTTCGATCATGCTGGCGATGGTTTCCTTGGAAAGTACCTTGTCCATCACCACATCGATCAGCCAATCATCAAAATCACTAGCGGATATTCTGCGCACCTGGCAGCCGGTGCCTTTCATGTTCGCGCTGCAGTTGTAGTAGTGATAATACTTGCTGCGCCCCTTGGCGCTCTCGATCTGCATAGCCGCGCCGCACTTGCCGCACTTTAGCAGGCCGGTAAACACAAAGCCTGAATGCGGGGAGCCGCCGCCGGTCGTGGGCGCTCTGTCTCCAAATAGTTTTTGCACTTCCATGAAGCTCTCCTCGTCGATGATGGGCGCGTGGCTCTTGGTGATGATCCACTCTTCCTGTGGCCGCTCTTTGCCTGTCATGTTGTTGGTGCGGTTGAAGACCACATGCCCGGTGTAAATCTGATTTTTCAGCATATTGATCACGGTGTTTGTGCTGAACTTCCGCCCGCGATTGAAGCGGCAGGCCGTATTCAGTTGCACGGCGATTGCCTTCGCCCCTTCGCCGCGCAGGTACAGGGCGAAAATATCCCTTACCAATATGGCCTCGTTTTCCTCAATTACCAGGCGTTTACGCTTGCCATCCTCGGCAGTTGCGAAGCCAAGCGGGATGCGCCCGCCGTTGAAATGGCCGTCGCGGGCATTTTTTACCATGCTGCGCAGGGTGTCTGCGCTCACCTGACGGCTGTAATGTTCGTCAAAAATTTCAAGCACAGACTCCATCATCCAGCCGGAATCGGTGCGATTGTCGAGATCCACGCTGACATAGATCACCCGGGTGCCGTTTTTCTCCAGCTCGCGCTTATAGAGCGCAGCATCCAGCTTGTTGCGGGCGAAACGCGACGTGCTCCAGCAAATAAAATACTGCACGCCATAAGCCTTGCAATAGCGCACCGCTTCGCGGAAGGCTGGGCGCTCATCGGTGCGGCCAGAGATACCGGCATCGGTAAACACGCGCAGCACATCCGCTTCCAGCGCCTCAGCCTTACGGTAGCCGTGTTCTATCTGGCTTTCGACCGGCAGGCCGTCATCCGCCTGCCGTGTGGTTGATACCCGCGCATAGATCACTGCTTTGTTTTCATTTTCCATGCTTAATTTTAGTCCTGTGTGATCAACCGTGAAATGTGACGAATGCTGATCTGTTCACACAACTGAGCGTTTAATTTTTGCTGAATTTCCCTCGGCTTCATCCCCATGGTCGCAAGCGACTCGATGTAGCGATTGCGCTGGTATCGGATATACGTGCTGTAGCTCCTGAGCGGCACCAGCAGCCGGCCATCGTCGCCGATGCTGGATTTATCCTGGTCAAGAATTCGCCACATTTTTAAAAGCGCATCCACGCCGATTTCCTCGGCGACATCCAACCACATGCGCTGCAAGCCCATCTGCCGCAGCTCTTCAAGGCGCGGGTCGCGTTTTTTTTGGTCCGTGGTTGGGTCAAAGTTCAGAACACTGCATATATCTTGGTACCCACCCCCCCCAGCAGGGGCAGGGGTGCAGCCTTGCCGACCCCCCACCCCTGGGAATAGATCACCCTGAAACTTGTCAGCCTTGACGGTTTCATGCTTTGAATTGCGCTTTACATTCTCATTACCCATTGCTCGCCCCTTGTATCCACGTTCACGAATTACGCTTTATATGAAAAACACGAAATAACTATTTATCTGACTTAGCCCGTTATGACCTTCAATTGCACTCAAGTATTCAACCGCTTCACTGTGCTGAATATTTATTATGGTTCTAAGGATATCACCTAATTTCACAGCAACCCTGACGAGGGATTGCGCCGCGCTGCAACCGAATAAACACCCCTTGGAATACATGACCTCACCCATCTTTATTCAGCCGCTTGAGGATGTCAGTCACCGGCGTGCGCATCTTGGTCAGCGGGTTGCCTCTGTCCGATTCTCGGGTGAGTTTTCGCATGGCCATTGAGGTGTATATCGCGGTGCTCTTTGGGTCAGCGTGCCCCATCAGTCTTTGCCGTACCAGGATGTCCACCTCTTCTTCTGCCAGCTCAGTGCCAAACAGGTGGCGCAGGGCATGGGGGTGGAGCTGGTCTTCTGGGATGCCTGCATTCTCACCATGTTTTTTGACCATCATCAAAACAGAGCGGCGATTAAAACGGCGCTTTTCGCCGTGGTAATCGTGCGCGGGCACGTTGCGGTTGCGCACCGTAACAAACAGCACCTGGTCACCATCGGGCAGGGTGCGGTCTATGTGCTTCAGCTCTTCGGAGGCCATATACATGCGCAGCAGCAAATCAGCCTCAGGTGGAATGGAAAGCTTGCGCTCCTTGTTGCCCTTCTCTTTCACCTTGAGCAGCAAGCGCACCTTACCGTCCAGCTCGTCTTCAATGATGTTGCTGGTGTTCAGATCAACCAGGCCGGTCACGCGCAGGCCGCAGCCGATCAACAGCGCCAGCATTGCGCCATCGCGCACACCCTCAAAGGTCTGGAAATCAGCCGCCCACAGCAGCTTTTCGGCATTCTTCAGCGTCATCACCCGCTGCAAAGACTGTCCTCGCGCCGGATAAGGCACACTGGCCGCCGGGCTGGTGGATATTTTGCGGGTCGACGCCGCCCACTTATAGAACTCCTTCACCGCGACAATGTGGGTGAAGCGGCTGCCTGGCGCCAAACCCATCTTGTGAAGATAAGGGCCGGTGTAGGCCAGCAGATCATCCTGCGACGCCTCAAGCAGGCCGCGATCACCCATAAACACCGCCAGACGGTTCAATGCCAGGCGATAAACCTGCACCGTGCGCACAGAACGGCCCGCGTTGACCTCTTTAAATTCCAAAAACGACTCGATCAAACTATCCATTTACCCCCCAAAAGATCACCCCCCACCCTTCCAGCACTTGCACCCGCAGCACCCAAAGTGCCAAGAGCCCAATAACGGCGGGGCTTCGGCTTGGGTGCAAGTGATTGCCCCACCTGCACCCGCTTGCTTGCACCCTACAGTAAAACCTAAATAAATCAACCCCTTGCAGGGTGCAAGTGCTTTTTAATAAAACCCTCACTTGCACCCAACTTGCACCCGCAGCACCCAACTTGCACCCTCACTTGCACCCAATAAATAATAAATAAAATCAATAATTTAATAGTGTTTGGGTGCAAAGGTGCAAGTGCCAGCAACATATCAGCCCTCCAGCTCCAAAACAGGGCAAAAAAAAGAGGAAAACCCGCGAAAATCCACCTGAACCACCCCCACCTCGCTTAAATGACTGCCGCGCCTTCGGCGCGGTAAGGTTGAGCCGCTGGGTTTTCAAGCTATCAGTCTCCCTTGTTGATAAGGCTGTTGTGCCAGTGCATCAGCGCAAGCCTGATTGAGCCAGATCACCTCGGTGCGGATTGCTGTGCCACGAGCTGCTGCAGCACGCGATTGTTTTGAGTACTTTGTCCAGCCGGTGAGCGCAGTATCATAAAGCCGGCTGTGGTAGCCATTGAGCACCACCATGCCGCGCAATTTGCTCACCTGGTCAAGCAAGACTGCATGATCATCATTCGTCATTTCGTGCCGGTAATAGCGTGTGCCGCCATCCATCACACGGGTGTCATGCATGTATGGCGGATCGATATAGAACAGCACGCCGTCTGCATCATTCGTGCGGATAACGTCCAGCGCAGGCCTGTTTTCAATCTGCACGCCGGTCATGCGCTCAATAATTGGCGGCATACAATCACGGTACCGCACCCAATCCATCATCGCCGTGGTGTATCGGCGCGCTGTGTCGCGGCGAAAACCTGTGCTGCCCTTGGTCGCGCCGGCGGATCCAAAGCCCATCTGCGCACGGATGATCACCCGGCGGGCAGATTCCACCTGGTCGTCTGTCGGCTGCCAAGCCAATTCAAATTCTGCCCTGGCATAAGGCGTAAAACGCAACATTTCCATTAAGCGATCGCGCTTCTCCGGACACTGCATCACGCGAAACACGTTGACGATTTCACCGTCCAGGTCGTTATAAACCTCGGAATAACTGCGCGGCTTCTGCAGCAGCACGGATGCGGCACCGCCGAACGGCTCGACGTACACGCGATGCGCTGGGAAATGGCTGATCAGCCAGTCCGCCAGACGCCACTTGCCGCCGTGGTAGCGTAGGAGTGGGCGAGTTGGGGTCATGGGTGATTGTCTGCGCCACAGTGCGGGCAGTTTGAGGTGTAGCGCTGCTTATCTGACATAAACCGCCCACAGCCTATGCACATGCTTACATCCTTTCGTAGTTTCTGAGGCTTCTTGAGTGTTATACCGGTACCGGCCAGCGCTTCATCGCGCTTGATGTACTGAAAATCAACGGCAGGGCGTGTGCGAGCATCGATGTAGTCTTTTGGCCAGGGTATGTCGCTCTCCCGGCATTCATGCTTCCTGACCGCAGCATCCTTGCTGTAAACCTCTGCCTCTCGCAAGTCAGTGGTGTAACCAGCACCGCCTTTTTTCCACCAAAGTACGTCGTTTCCAACGTAATTGCGACTGTCTTGCAGGTAATATTGGTCCATCGCTCACTCCTCCATTTCTGTATCTAACAAACAAATTTTGGGACAATCAGGCCACTCATCCCGTATGGTGTTGAAGTCTCCATGCATCCAGACCCGTAAAAACTCCAATCCCTCGGACGTTTTGAGTGCAAATTCAATCGCGGCCACGGTAGCTGCATTTTTGCTGTTATCCAGTTGTCCGTTTTTCTTGGACAACTCTTCTACTGACTTAATGACATCAGCAATTTCAAACTCCCTGCGCGCTGTGTGCCCTGTGATCGATGCAATTTGATAAATTCCCACCATCCACCGATCTTTTCTCACGATCGCTCCATCGTCTCGTATTTCATAGTCTTCGGGCTTTGCATTACGAAATTCAGGCTTTCTGAAATCGCTTTCAATAACTGGTCTATTTGTCATCATCACTCCTCCCCCCCATCCGTCCATTGCCACCTGGTAATCCTGTTCCCGTGCACCACTTTCAGTTGGCTCGGGGCCCAGCCTGCGCGCTTTAAGGTATCCAGCTCGTTTGCGATGCGCACGCCAAGCTGGCGGGCGTTGGAAAACGGCACCTTCACCCCGTATTCGCGGCCATAGCGGTTGAGCATGCTGAGCAGTTCTTGCGTGCCGGCGTCAAAGTAATAGGTCTGTTTGCGCTTGAGCTCGTTGGCTCCGTCTATCACCTCTTCGCGCCACACCGTAACGCCCATCAGCTCAACCCACAGCTTCACCTGGTTAATGCCGAAAGTGCCGTCTGCTGCCACGGCTTCCGCCTGTTTGCGGCTGTATTCAATGAGGAACACGCGGCGCAGGCCTTCAATCAGCTGCAGTACGGCGTTGGTGCCTTGCTCGGCCATGCGGGCGTGCTCGTTTTGGTATTTCACCCAGGCATCCAGCAGCACATATTCCGGCTGGCGGTCGCCGGCATCGAGCTTGAGTTCGTTGGAAAGCGGCATATATTTCAGCAGCGCACGGGTGATCAGCACCAGGAGCGCGAGATATTCAGAAACGCGGTCCTTGCTGAAATCCTTGTGGTGTTCGCGGATGTATTGAATGATTTTTGCGCGGTCGCCCAGGCTTGGCAGCACTTTTTCGGCCAGTATCAGCAGCCAGGCAGAAAGCATGTCGTCGCGCTTGGCCAACAGCTCGCGTGCGTTATCATCTTTAACAAAATCAATACGTTGGTATTTTTTGTGAAAATCCACGATGAAGGCCCGGTTGATCAGCTCCGGCTTGCTGAAAGGCTCGATCGCGGTGATCGCCACCAGGCAATTGATCTTTTCCGTGACCACACCGCTTTGCGTGCCCTGCTCGCGCTTGATGTTGGTGGCGCCGGTGGCGGCCAGCAGCAGAAAGTTGAGCGAATTGCGGTTCATGTCGTCGGTTTCAAGGTTGTCCTTGATGATCAGCGGCTCGGTGGCGGCCATGGAGTAATCCGAGGCGGTGGAGGATCTGCCCACCATATTTTCACCGTAAAGCATGAGCGACATCACCTCAGCCGCACTCGTTTTGCCAGAGCCTGAGCCGCCTTCCAGCTTCATCAGCGCCTTGGCCGAAGTAATGGGCATAAGGAAGGCAGAAAGCGCCCACGCCAGTAGCAAATAACGCTGCGAAGCGTCACACGCCATGCTGTCCAGCACCAGCGACTTAATGCCGTGCATCGCCTGGGCAATGTTTACATCCGGGTCGTAGCGAAAGGCTTTCATCTGGCTGGATTCAGCCAGCAGCACGTTGTGCGGGTTGGTGCCGTTTTCGGCAATGTCTACGCTATTGCATGACACTTTCAAAATGCGGTTGGCCGCGTCTTTCAGGTTGAGGTAAAGCACCGGGCCGGTTTCGTCTGCCAGCAATGAAATCCAGCCGAATTCGCTTAATTTATCGCCCCGGCTGTAGGTCAATGCCTTCAGCTCTTCCATGATGAAGCCGCTCACCTCCATCTTGATATTCAGCCCCGCTTCGCGGTGCATCAGCGCCTTGAAAGGCACGTTATCGCCGATGGTGTAGATGGTGTGCTGGTAAAACAGGCACAGCCGCTCACCACTCACAAAAAAGCGGCCGCGCTGGCGGAAGTAGTCCCACACCGCCGCTGAACAATCGCGCTTGTAGTTGTCTGACTTGGTAGAGCCGTTGTAAACATCGAGAATGGCCACCAGCGACTCCAGCAGCCCGTAAGTATCCTTGACCTGCCCCATGATGCCGTCGCGGCTGAAGCCCAGCTTCTGCATCTCCACAATCACCGCATCGCGCTGCAGCTCCGGCAGCAGTGAGAAAAACTCGAAATAATCAATCTCGGTCAGGTAACGCAGGCAGGCATCGGCATCTTCCTTCACATCCGCCGGCATCACCCGCAGCTCCCACAGCAGCGGATTCATCGCCTTTTTAAGCACGGATTGAATGCGCTTTGGCGCGCTCTCCATATCCTTCTGGATCCAGTCATCAGGATCTTCACCAGGCTCCATCAGCCCGCTGGCCACCAGCACCTTGCAGTTAGTATTGCGCAGCAGGCGCTGATAAGTCTTGCGCGTGTACTTCATGCCGGCGGGCGGCTGGCCGTTTTCTCCCCACTTGGTATCGTAATCAAACCAGGTAATCACCGTCTTGCCGCTGGCCTGCGCATCCAGCCATTGAATCTGCGCGTCTGAAAGTTGGCCAAGGCTGGCCAAGGCGTTTTTATAGCCCGCATCGAAGAAGCTGGCCAGATCGTTTTCACCCTCGATCGCAATCACCACCTCGCCGCGTATCGCCTTCTGGTTGCCCCACAAAAAACCGTCCAGCCGGTTCTCGGTGCGCAGCTGGTAGTCCAGCTTCTTTTGCGGGTCTTTCAGCGTGAAATGCGCCACCTCTCCGGAAGGCAGGCGGTGCGGGAAAAGCACCATGCCAGGCACAAAGAAATCGCGCCATACGCCTGGTGTTTTTTTGCTCTCCACATACAGCCCCGCCGCCTTCACCTCATCCAGCGAAAACCCCTGCTTGCCCAGCGCCTCGGCCAGCTTGCCATCGGCACAGCCCACCTCCATCAGCTTCAACGTGGCAACCTTATGCCCCCGCCCTTGCGGCTTCGCCGCCGTCAGCCACTCCATCACATCCGCCCGCTCGGCCAGCGCCGCCTGGTAATGCGCAATCGTCGCTTCAAGCACCTGCTGCAAGCGGTTATCAGGCTTCGGCTTTGTGCCAGCGCTGGAAGCAGAATCAGCAGGTTTTTTCCGGTCAGGCAGTGTCACACCGGCAAAGCTGGCCACCTCGCGCAAAGCGTCACCGGTGGACATCCCCAAAATATCCTGCGCAAAATTAAATACATCGCCCGATAACCCGCACGAATGGCATTTATAGGCCGTGTCGCCATCAAACAGCGAAAAGCAATCCTTATGCGAGCAGCACGGCGCCGGTTCAAAAAAAATCGAAGCGCCTTTCTTCGTGCGCTTCGACGTACTATGCGCCTCGATATAGTCGGCCAGATCGGCAGCGCGCTTCACATCCTGAAAAACTGCATTCGTATTACTGGCCGCTTGTTGCATATTTATTTCCCTGAAATCGTTATTAAAATGTTTCGCTGCGCCCGCCGGCATTTTTTTAGGAGGTGCCACTTTCGTCGCAGCGTGCTGGCGGTTTATCTTCCCCACCCTCCAGCTTAGGGCTCCCGTTGCGGGAGTGGCGTTGCTTTAAAACGGACAGTGCATATCCCACCAGCGTGACCATGACAAAGGACGATGACATCGCCTTGCCCGAAAACCAAGCATCATCCGCCTATGATCTGCGCTTGCCTTTGCCCTGAATTTTTTAAACCGAAAGCCTGTAACTCTTCCTGGAATAAAAGGTGGGATGAATCTCCATGGTCGGCCTGGTATGTGTGGCATTTGTTGCATTCGTTTCTCCTCAAAAATTCACTTCTTGTAACGCCCAGGGCATCCGCCACCGCTGTAATCAAACCCCTTGCAGCCACGATCAGAATGCTTGCAAGGGTTGCCGCACTCACCGCTGCACGGAATAACCTTGTGGCCTTTGGCTTGCTCTTCTTGCAGAAAAGCCAGCGCCTCATCGGGCCGCAAAGGCGTGCCATCGTCCTGCTCAAAAATCCCGTAATCCCTCGGATATTTGTTATTTTTCATAAAGCCTTCAACGTTCATGCACATGCTTACTGTCTTCGTTCGTTCTTCAAGTTTCATCGCTCACTCCTTTTGCGGTTTCAACCTCAATAAGTTTGTCGATGAAGTGTTGGGCCTTTTTAAGGTCTTCTATTCCACCTTTATCTCGCCAGCGGGTCAGGTACTTGATGGCGCTTCCTTCCATAAACGGGATGTCATTAGCAATGATGTAATCCCATGGTTGAATCGTCTTGGTCTTGTAGTGATCGCCGCCGTGCTGAGTAGAGTTCGCTTTAGCCATGTGCTTGCTCCTTCTCAAAAAGCGCCCATGTATGAGGAAAGTTCTCTGCGATTAACTGGCCAACTGCATCCGCGTACTGCCTGATTTCCCACTGCGCTGCGGTTGCCGTTCTAAGCGTCAAAAATGCCAACCAATTACGCAGGTTTGCGCTGGCTCTCATACGCGAATACCGGGCCACGGGGACGGGGAGACGGGCAAGCTCTTTGGGTATGCCAAGAGCAATTCCAGTTTCGTACACACTCTGTGCCGTCTGGTAGCTCTCAATAATGCAATCAAGCCATACCTGAGCATCCTCGGGAGTTAGCACCTGTCCATTACCTTGCGCCTGCTTGTTTGACGTGGCGGTATTGGCGCCAAGCATCAAGCGTTCAATTGAGGGGATGTAATTCTCATCGGGCAATGGGATGTAACGGGCACTCATTTCGTTGTAACTCTGTGTGCGATGTCGATGCCACTCACGAAAAACAAAGATCGGCGCTTTGACCTCAATCACCATCCCGGCCATCTCGAAGGGAGTTGAATGTTTATTGTTATAGAGATATGCGAGCAGTTTTTCATCTTTCTCCCAGCCCTCAAACCCCTTGCCAGTGGACATTCTGGCGGCTTCTATAATTCTCTCGTCACTGCCCCAAGCCTCAACAAAGCCAACATAGCCACCATTCAGCAGATCAATCTTTTGCATGAGTCTCTCCTGGTTGTTTATCTTTCCGCTGTTGGGCTGATACGTCCGAGTATTTCAACCCCTCATATCGTTTACCAAGCTTTTCAATATTTGCGGCAAGAGTCTGCTCGCGAGTGATGTTCAGCCCCTGGCGCAGACCCTCAAGATAAAACTCGATATCGCCCAGTTCTTCAATGACGTTTTCCATATCAATCGGCTTGTTATAGATAGCTGATTTTTTGATTGCATCTAGCAATTCACCGGCCTCTCCGCTTACTCCCATAACCATATGAACCAAATGTGCTCTTGCAGGGCTCATATCCTTCGCAATATCTGCCCCGGATTTAGCCAATCCTCTAACCATTTCTTCATGCTTGATCATTTCTCGCTCCTTTGTTGTTGAAAAATATAAATTACTACCTTTGCTTCGATGTTAACCACCCTCCAAATACCGCTGCCTCAGCTCCATCGCCCTTGTCTGCGAGCAAGCCATAAATACCCTGATCCCCCCCACAGTCGGCTTGCATTCCCCGCTGTTGATCGCCGCCGTTACTCGGGTAATGTCGTCAGTAACGGCAGTAATTTCCTCGGTAATGTCCTGCTCCTTTGCTGGCTGGCTGGGGCTTGCAGGCGTTACCGGCAGTCGCAGCGCCTCAAACCACAGCAGCGCCCCCACCAGCTCGATCAGGATGGAAAAGGTCAGGCCGATTACCACCGTTACTGCGCTTTCACTCCAGCCGGTAACCACCCCCAGCCGTGCCGCTACCGGGTCGGCAGCCTCGGTAACCAGCGCGGTAGTGGCAAGCTGCGACAACCTCCCCAGCTCGTCCCGCAGCTGCTCACCCCGCTTGCCCTGGGCAATCTCAACCTTCAGCGCGGCACGATCGCGCCAGCTTTTGGACGCGGCCAGCTCAGCGGCCACCGTGGCCACGGGCCGTGCCTGAATATGGGAAAGGGAAGCCTGCACCAGATCAATTTGCCGCTCGGTCGCAGCAGAAAGGGAGGACTGGCTGGCGCGCAGATCACCGGCGCGCAAATTCGCATGGGTCAGAAAAGTAAGATGCCCGTAAACCGCGCACAACAAACAACCAGCCCAAACCAGCCACGCAGCCGGGCGGCGCGAAAGAGCAGGCAGCAAATGCACCGCCAGCACAATCACCACCGCCATTGAAACCAGCAGCAACCTATCCAGCAGCGTGCCGCCCCTGTCCCACGCAGCCAGCGCCGTCATGCCTGCAGCGGTGAGCGTGACAAAAACCGCAATCGGCTTGATCATTCCGGCACCACCGCATACCTCAACCCGCTTTGGTGCACCAGCCTAATCACCTTCTCTTCACCTTTGACCATCGGCGAAATATGATCGGCAGTCCACTCATGCACATAAGTTACTGGCCAGAAAATGTTGAGGTCAAACAAATGAGAAAACGCAATCTCTATTTCCAATCCATCAACCAATAAATTAACCGGATAATCCAGCACCGCATGCACCTCTTCCCACGGCACCGGGCAGCCATGGATCACAGCCGGTTTCCCTGTTGATAGATGCCACGGCCCTGAAACAAGGTGTAAAGGCACCAGCAACAGCCTGCCCATACTGGCCGCGATCAAGTGATTAAAAGCGCGGTACACCTGCCCATCGGCAGAAAAGTGGCGCAGGCGCTCGATGGGAACAAATGGCGGGGTCATGGCTTCATCTCGGGCTTCTCAGTCCCCAGCATCTGCGGCTGCAAGGGGCTATGAAAAGTTAAAACTTGATGCCATAAAACACCGTGACACAACACTTCGAAACGCTCGTGCCATGATAGCTTCCAGCAAAAAGCAATCTTCCCTTCTGGATCGTTCTTGAACTGGTGCGCTGGCAAAGGCAAATACTCCGGCTGGTCTTTCGCGATAATCACCGTCTGCTCTTTAAATTCGATCAATTGCATTTTGTTGCCTCCTCAAACATATCCACCGTCTTCTCGCAGCGCGGCACCGGTATAGCCTCACCCGCATGCACAAAAGCCGTGCAGCACGGCTGTCCATCCTTGCCGTATTGCCACTCAGTCGGGTATTCGGGGTCTTCAACCTTGAAGCACATCGTCCTGGTCACGATGTCGCAGCGCTCGTTATCGTCGCACTCATCGATGTCGCAACCCTCGCGCATCGCCTTGTCCCTGGCACACTTGCAACACCATGCCGCAAAGAAACAATCTCCCTCTGTTCCATTGCTCGGGCGGTACTTCTCCCCCGCATTTTTTACATTCATGGCCGCAAGGCCGGGTGGGTGAATTCCTTGTCCCATGGCTTCACCTCAACTTATGCTGAGTAACACCAGGAGGCTGTGCAGCTCCACTGGCATTGATAAATTCACTAGGCACCACAGCACCTGTTTCCTTGGCATAAGCCACCTCGACCTTGGCCAGATCTATTACCTGTTTCGACACCAAACACATCGCCTTGGCTTGCTCGATGTCGATTGTTTTATTCTTCAAACCATTCAGCGCATCAAATAAATGTGCACGCAAAGCAGTCGCGTCATTTGCCATGATTATTAATCCTTCTTTGAAGCGCGCCGGTGAGCTGAATAACCTGTCTCAGCTCGGGCGGCAGGTTGTGAATAGTGTGGCGATCTATGTGCTGCTTGCGCGTAATGAGTTCAAGATTGCTCGGCTCGCAATTTGTCCTGGGCCCATCTTTAAAAACCAGCATCATTCCCCTGGGGATAGGCCCATTCACCTCTTCCCACTTCAGGCGGTGCGTCCAACGCCACTTGTTAGGCTCTGCCACCTTGGTTTTTAAATAACCTTGCGTCGCCATCACCGTGGTGCCAACCGGCACAATGTTATGCGGCACTATTCCGGGCTTGAAGCGTGTCTCTGCAGAGCGACCGCCGGCCACAAAATGAGTACCCTTTGTCCAGGGAATATTCCCCTTCTTGAATCTTGTATCAGCCCCGCGCACACCATCCAGCCGCCCGGACGCTGCACTGGATTTAAAGGCACTGGATTTTTTAATGCCTAGTTTTTTTGCTTGCGTATAAACGATATGAACCTTGCACCCCAGCGCCTCGGCAATGCTCTCGGCACGCTCGTTTGGGTACCGCCTTTTCAGAAGCTCAATCTCCTCCTCTGCCCACACCTTGCGCGGCGGCAGGATATTTCTGCTTTTGGTCATGACCGATCTCCCCCCAAATAGGTTTCATGCTCGTCCACCAGTTTGGCGCGATATCTGAACATCATGCCCAGGTACACCGCATTGGCCGCCACCACAAACAGCCCGCCGTAAAAGCTCAGCGGCTGCTGCAGCGTGGGGTAGTAGTAGAGGTTCCAGAATCCCCACAGGGTGAAGAAAGCAACCCTGGCCAGCGAGACACCACGCGCCTCTTTGTGGGCGTAGAGCACACGGCAGTGGTTGAGCACGAAGAGGCCGGCCAGCAGCTCGAAGGATCCGTTGATAAGGTCGGCGGCGATCATGCTGAAACCTCCTCAATATCAGGCGAATAGTCAAACTCGATAGAATCAAATGAAATAAACTTGATTCCATAGCTACCATCCATCGGTGGCCAACCTTCTAAACGATCGTTGAAATACCTGACCATTTCATCGATATGCGCACTGCCACCTAAATCTAGAACTGACCACCATAGCCTACGATAAAGAATGTCAAGAACGGCGTAGAGAACATTTCCTTCGCGCTTTTCAAGCCGCCATTTTGCCTCGCTCCAAAAGTTATTAATCTCGTGCAGCAACTCATCAGTCATTACCTCATGATTAATTTCCACGACCACATCAAAATATTCAGCTGATAATTTGTATTGTTTGATCTGGCTCATCCCATCACCCCGCCAAGCTCTTCCCAGCGTTTCAAAAACTCACGCTCCGCCTTCTCCGGATGCCATGGATTTATAACCTCAGCCATAGGCGAAATGCCCTTGATAAGCACCCATTCATCATCATGCGGCGGCATGAGGTCGCGCTGCTCGGTCGCCAATAAAATCATGTCGGCCTGCATCCATGCCTGCAGCTTTGGCACGGCTGTTTCCCGAATGGTCAGGCTTACTGTTATATCCTTGTTAGGGTCAGGCTTGCGCAGGCCTTCGTTCATTTCTTTAAGAACGAACTCAAACGTTGGTACATCTTGTTTTTCTGCGCTCATGCTGGCACCTCACTCACGCAATCAATCAGGTAACAACCGCTTACCCCTTCAAAAAATGCAACTGCGCTATGACCGCTCAGAACGTAAGCGGCATGCCTAACTTTTGTTTTTATTGGATTATCGATCCCGTCTTTTTTGAGCATCACAACAGTCCCCATTGGGAATTTTCTATTGAATGCGTCGCATTGTTTTTGCAACTTATTGAGGTTTGACTTGCTCATAGCGACACCCTCCCCTCATGCATCTTCCTCAAATCAGCAAGCCGCAACCTCGGCTTGCCATCTACCTCGCGCAGCGCTGCTTCCACGTTCTCGCGCGTCTGCCTGGCGTAAACCTCGGTGGAGCGGATAGAGCTGTGACCCAGCGCGGCCTTCACAATGCCCAGCGGGTCGGGCGAAGTAGTGCGGCGCATGATGTTCATTGCCCTGGTGTGGCGAAACCAGTGCGGGGAAACGCCGTCTGGCAAGCCTGCTTGCTTCGCCCAATAGGCCACGCGCTGTTCAAACGCCCGCACGCTCATCGCCTGCCCGCCGCTTTTGCGCGACACGATCAGCGCCTCATCCAGCGCCGCACCTTCGCGCAGTGCCAGCAGCTCATTCAGCGCCGCACGCACCGGCACTGTCACCAGCACTTCATGGTCGCGCTTCTCGTCTGCCCTCCCCTTGCGGGTTTCTTTGGCTAAAAAGATATAGCCGGTCTTGAGTGCGGCCACCGCATCGCCCACACTCAGGTGCAGGCATTCACCGATACGCATGCCGGTATGCGTCAGCAGCTCAATCGTGCCGCCATCACGCCGCGCCACCGGCCCCGCTGTTTGCTTGAGGGTGTTGCGTAGCCTGCGCTGCTCGTCCTCGGGTAGATATTTCTTTAACATTCGCTCGCTCCTTGTGTAATGCCCGTTGCCGGGCGGTAAAAAACTACCTGCGTGCCGGCAGCGTGTCGCGTGCCAGGCTAAACGCCTGCCTCGGATGGTGCCCACGGCCCAGGTAATAAATAATATTTGCCCAAAACTCGTAAACATTGAGCACAGCGTTTTCAACCCGGCGTATCAAGCGGCGCATGGCGCACCCCCTTCAACCTCTGCCCGTGCAGCGCGAATGTGGCCCAGCGCCCCCTCATAGTCTTGCGCCTCAATGGCTGCCAGCGCCCGCCGGTTGTGCTGCATGGCGCGGCTGTAACGCGGCTTGGTGTCTTTCCATACCAGCCTGCCACCCTGGCTATTGGCAATACGCACCGCCTCAACAACTGGAATATCCGGATGAAATAAAATCTTGCTCATTTTTTCTTGCTCCCCTTTCTGGCTATCGACATCGCTACACGACTCAGGCTGATGCGCAAATGCGTCAACTGCATCGCCTCCTCAAAACTCTGTTTCAACTGGCTGCGCTCCCATGCGGTGCGCAGCAGGCTTTCTGGAATTTCTACTTGCTCGAGTGGCAGGGCGAGCTGTTGTTGTCTTGGCATGGTTTTTCTACCTTGCGTATGAGCCGCGCTTCCAGCTCGGGACGAAACACATTGATAAAGGCGCGGCCCACGTTCAGCACATCGCCTGGAAAAAGGTTATCGCTTGCGCTCACAATGCCCACGCGGGCAAGGCTGGCGGGTACGGGGCGCACGCTCATCGATCAGCCCCGCTCATCTCCCTCATCCGTGCAAGCCCTTCAAGAATCGCTGCGACAAACTCATGCGCCTCGCGCTCGATGCCGGTGAATTCACCTTTGCTGATAAGGTTGTCTTTTTCCAGCGAGCTTTGAATTACGCGATAAAAGTTTCCGCCCTGCTGCTCAATCTTGAGTATCTGCATCAGTAGCGCATCGGTGGAGAGGTGCGAGAGATCTGGCAGCTCGTGAAACACCCCGCCCACAGAGTGCGCAAAGGCCTGCACGATGCGTTTGTCGCCGGTGAGATTGGTGAGGATGATGCAATCAGCCAGAGTCGGCTTATTGTGGTTGTTGTCGTTATCGTTGCGGTTGGCCTTGTTGTACAGCACGCCGGGCGCCATCCCCATCAGCGCTGCCAAGTCGGCCACGTCACGATCATGCACTACCCGATAAAACGCTTCCTGCACGTCTTTGGGTACCTTAGGTACTGGCTTGCCCATCTGTAAAACCCCCCAAAAAATTAACCTTTTACTGCTGGAGGGTGAGCGGGATACTAAGGCCGCCTAACAAGCGAGCGAGTATCACGAGCACCCCAACTCTTCCACGGCGCCAACCGCTGGAAGAGTTACCTATTGGTTTGCGGCTGGCTGCTCAAAAGTGGACAGCAACCGCACGATGATTTCGGTATTACGGCTTCGCCCTGCCTCCTTTGCCGCCTTATCCAGCTGCGGGATTACCCCCACCGGAAAGCGCACGTTCACGGGCTGATCTTTAGTTTTGGCAATGACATTTTTAATGCTGGACATTTTTGTGTGCTCCTATAGTTACAGACTGTATAACTACAATCTGTAGCCATTATTACAGGCTGTAGCTATTGGAGTCAAGCACTTTTTAATTACAATCTGTAGCCATAGAAAAAATAAATAAATGGCCGCTATAGAGCCATTCGGCCTGCGCACGCAGCCTGAGGACAGGAGGAGGAATTGATGACTAATACTAAAAAGATGGCCGATATAGCGCCGTTCGGCCTGCGCATGCAGACTGAAATCAAGGCAAAGCTGGAACGGGAGGCAAAAATAAACGGACGCAGCTTGAATGCAGAAATTGTGTCCCGGCTGCAAATTAGCCTGGATAAACCGGGCGCGGCGCAAAGCCGCCATGTTGTCGCGGAGCCCTCAGCAAACAGCTACCTCCCGGAGATAAACGATATCGAACGCCAATTATTGATGATCTTTAGGCGTATGCCAGTCGAAAAACAGCTAGCATTACTGTCTCTATTCAATTAACCAAGGGGAAACAATATGAAAAAATTAATTTCAACTGCAATATTTGCAATCCTGTTTGCACCATTGACCTATGGACAAGATCAAGTAGAACCGCAAAAAGCAACCACCAAATTAGAAGCATTCCAGGTGAAATCTGGAAGCACTATTATTAAAGGTTTTACAACGGTAGGAATAATCAAGGGTGAAGGTGCAATAACTGTCGATGCGCGAGAGTTTCGTGATGCCAGCAATCCAAAAACACGAACTGTCGGGGTAAGCCTAACCGTGAGCCATGCTTACCCAAGCAGTCGAGAGAATACTGCCTATATCGATAGCGATGAAATCGAAAGCCTGATTGCAGGCATAGATTACATCAGCAAAGTGACGAAAGAAATTACGCCTTTCACAAATTTTGAAGCTGAATATAGAACAAAAGGTCACTTGGAAATTACTGTCTTTAATAGGTCAAATGGAAAAATATCTGCTGCAATAAGTGCTGGCCGTATTGGTAAAACCAGTGTTTACATAGACATGGAACAGTTGGCAGAGTTAAAGCAATTAATTATTGAAGCAAGATCAAAACTATAAAACAAGCCAGCCCGCATAGGGCTGCCATTACTTCCTGCAGTGCCCCGGCAAGATCGAATTCAGCAAGAAGCAATGTGCATCCGCAATCACGCCACGGAGCCCCTCATCATTCCAGTGATGCTCGCACCGCTGGCTAAAAGTGAAGCGTCCGCTAAACCAGCCGGGCGGCTCCAGGAACATGATCGAGCCAAAGACAAAATCAAAGATCACATCCAGCAGCCCGAACACAATCACCACTGGCGCGACCAAAATCTTGATGCCGATTTTGAGGCGGTGCCAGGATGCCTCGACGGTGGCGTAAATGAAAAACCCAATCAGCAACAGCCATGCGGAAGCGAGATAGGCGACGAACCAATATTCCTCAGCGTATTGCATTGCCAGCGTTAAAATTTTCATCTCCATACATCCCCCTTTTTAATAAACAATTACATCAACATCGGCAGCGGTAGCCGCCGCATCAATCGCAACCATGCGTGCCTGCTTACGCGCAAATTCAGTTTGGAACGCAACAGAAATAGCCAACACTACGGACGTGGCCTGCGCAATAGTCAGTGTGTGGCCCACGTTGGCAAGGTCATAAAACGTGGTGGTCGTCTGTCCGGCGAGTTCGGCTAGACGTTTTGCCGCATCGAGCCGCATGGCCTTTTCGTAGCCGCCCTGATACACCACGCCATCAATGGTGACGTTTGCATTCGAGGCAGCCTCAAATGCTTTTCGAATGTCGGCTCTTTTTAACACTTTTACTTGAGCCAGGCTCAGCGGCGGTTTGCTTCTGGTTGCGCCAACTGGTACTGGCTCAGCTAATAAATTGAGCTGAATCCGCTGACCGTCTGGCATGAACCATTCCCCGCGTGTATCCTGCACCACAGACCATTCGTTACCCCCGAATAATGCAACACTCCCAGTAGGCGCGCTCGGTGCGGGCAATGTGGTTGAATGGCCTGGTATAAGCGGCTTCCCCTCAAGAGGATCGAGTTCGGCCGTCGATTCACCTGTAAAAATACCTTGATCGTCATAGTGATAGATTTGCATGTGAGCCCCTTAATATTTTATACAAGCCAATAGGGCGACGTTGCGAGGTCGAGACTCGCCGCCACCGGATGCAGATGTACCAGTACCTACATCCCCTGCGTAGCCGCCTCCTCCGTCAACCCCGGTATAATTAGTGCCACTACCGGCCCCAGAATAGTTGTACAGGCTGTGGCTAAAGCTGTGGCTATGACTCTCGTTCTGCCCGGCCTGATAACTACCCAGCGCACGGCCTGTATCAACCGCTCTGCCGTCTGCAAGGCAGCGGATAAACTCACCACGCAGCTCGGGTAGATTAAACGTGGTTGACCCGTCCCCTGCGCCGTGTGTTGTGCCAATGGCAGTGAACAGCCCGGCATAAGCCAAACGGGAAACTGCAGCACCGTTGCATTTTAAAAAACCTTCACGCGCAGTACTTTGAGCTGTGTAAATCACATCGCCTGGCAACAACATCCCGATTGAGCGAGCGGCGTGCAAGCCATCAAAATATATCGTCCCAACAGCGCTGCCAGAGGCGGGAACCCCACCGACCAGGTTTAATCGTTTGTATTTTGCGGTGGCTGGCGCAAAGAATGTCGTATCAAAATCAACCTGCGTTGTTGGCGTGCTGATACTCGAGTAAACCGAATACGCCGAAATTTGAGCTTGGGCATCGTCATACCAGATGATTTCAACCTTACATGAAACCCCTGCGATACTTGCCTTTAAAGATCCTTTTAACGTGTAAGCTCCACCGCCCGTAACCTCCTCATACTCATCTGTCAGCGCGCCTCCACCACCATTGGCGAGTATCGTGCTGGTTATCGCAAGTGAATAAATCCCGTGCATATATACCGCTGCCGAGGCCGCAAGCGAGCCGCCCGTGTATGGGGTCAATGTCCAGCCTGCGGTGCTATTGCCTTCGAATGAGCCGTTGCGCAGGGAGTTCGCGCCAATTGGGATGGGTGCTGAATTAACGCCGTCATGATTATGATCTTGCACAGCGCCTGCCACATAACCAGCACCAATCCACTCGCGCAAATGAACAAGCCCGTCACGAATAGCCTGCATCAGTGCGGCATCAATTGGGCTATCCGGGTCGATCTGAGCGTCTGTTATTGCCTGCCATGTTTTAGATATTGCGGTCATAAAGCCCTCTTAAATAATTCTGAATGGCTCGTCGCCATTGGTCATCAGGCCGGTGTTCTGGCAAATGTGCGCATACACTTGTTCGGTTGGATAATCTGCCGTGCCATTGGGGGCAATGTAGCCATAGCGTGAGGCAAAGTTTGCAGAGCGTGCCTGCAGATCGATATGTCCACCCGCATCATTCATCTGCGTGATGATGCACAGCTCTGTTTTGGGCTGCCCGTCCACATCCACATTTTTAAAGCTCTGGATGCCCACCAGTGAGCCGAGCGGGATGGTGTAGTCCTTGGGGTCGATCTTTAAGGTGAAGAGTTTCGGCGCGTTGTAGAGCCGATTAATTTGCCGGGTCGCGGTGGCAACCATTGCCGTGGCGTTGATCGATTTAAACCAGCGCGAGGTCACCACTTTGGGGCGTTTATCACCGTATTCATTAACGGATTGCGCATTTAAATTCACTACCACATCCGTGCGCTGAAAGCTTCTCGATTCGCTGAGGCTGGAGGTTGCGTCGCGCTGCGCATAGCTGATCGCCGCCTGGGTAATGCGCAGGTTATCCAGATTTTTAACCGACAGGCTACCTTGAATAATATTGGCCTCATCGGTATATACAGGATACGCAGACACGCTGGGCATGATGGCCTTGAATTCCACCTTCTGTGTGTGTGGCGACCACCACATGACCGCGCCGATCTGCTTGAGTATCTCTGCCAGCAGGCTGCTGGATTTTTCCGGTGCAGACAGGCATGCGGTGATATTGAAAGTAGAGCCATACCACACCAGCGTTTCACTGCCGAGGCTGGCTGAAATATAGCCCGCATCAACACCGCTTTCGGTGAGTAAATCGGTGAGCACATCCTCAATGGTCTGATCAATAAAAGCCCGGCACAGCTGGGCGCTGTCTTCCGCGCTGTGGTCGCCACGCGTGGTGCCAAACTGCGCGCGGTAGGTGGCATCGGGCCAGCTCAGCACGTCGCCGGTTAAAGCGGTGTAGCGGATGATTTCGGAGTTGATGCGGATGTATTCGGCCTTGCCGGAGGTTGCCGGGTCGGCATACTGCGCGCCCTTGCCGGCATCCAGCGTCACCTGCAGTGCGCTCACTTCGTAGGCGCTGGTTGTGTCTGGGGTTACGCTCCAGGCGGCAACGGTTGCCACCCGTGTGGCACCGACATAATCGGCAATTACCCGGCGCTGGCCAGCGCCGGTGTTGGCATAAATATAAACCTCCATGCCGTTGTAATAATCGTCCAGCGCCGAGGCCACGCTATCGCCGGTAATGGCAAAGGTAATGGTTGTGCCGGTGGCGGCCACCACGTTGTTGGTGTGCTCAATGGCCTTGGTATCCGCCTGAATCACGCCCGATGTAGGCAGCGGGATGGTGGTCATATCCGCCAGCTTGAGCGGGTCTTTCAGGGTGAGCTTGATTTGCCCGCTGGTTTCAATGGCGATGTTGTCGATGATGTAGAGCTCGTCCAGGAACAAGTCCCAATCCCAGGGCGAGGCAACAAAGCCCTTGCGCAGCTTTGCCGTGCGGCCGAAGTAATTTTTATTGCGGGCCAGCCAGCGCGCCCAATAAGTGCCGGCAGCCGGTGTGGCGCGGGTGGCCCAGTACGGGTCCTGGTCGCTGTCGTTATCGGTTTCGTTCGCCAGATTGATGCTCACATTGCTGCGCGATGCCAGCCCTGCTTCAAAATCCAGATTCACCGGCGCATTGACCGTGCCCAGCAAATAAGGCCGCAGTGTTTCGCCCAGCGGCGAGAGTACGCCGCGCGAGCAAAACTTCATCGTCTGCGTGGTTTTTACATAGGTTGCTTTTGCCTGACAGGTGGCATAGGTGTTGTAGCACTCGCTGCCCACCGCGCCCGCCGCTGTGCACGGCGCTGTGCCATACACATTGGCGCAACGATCCACCACCAGCTCAAGCACGGTGCAGGGCTTGCGCTCGTGCTCGCCCAGGGCGGCGGTGCGGGCGGCGGTGGTGGGTAGACTCATGTTAAGGCTACCCCTTTTACGTCAAAGCTCAGCATTGAATAAACCGGTGACTTCAACGGCGCTTTGAAGTTATCCCCCATCATCACCAGGTAAATATCATCGGGGTAATTCGTCAGATCCCATGCAAACAGGAAAGGCGATCCGCGCAAGTGCGCTTTTCTGGCAGGTATGAAAGTTGAGCGTATCCATGCACTTGGCACATAAGGAAAATTCAGCAACTGCGCCCACTGCTCAAACAATATCGCCGATCCCAGCGGCCATCCCTGTTGACTGATATTTATCTGCCCAAAAACTTTACTGGTCAGCGGATCAAAACCATAAGGCAAGCCCGTGGGGAATTCCAGCCCTACCCCTATCGCCATAATAGTCAATGTCGGTGCAGTCGCGCCGGTAATGCGGCTACGCCAGTAGCGATATGATGCGCTGGTAAAGTCGCGGATAAATGGCTTGTCCGAAGTCGGCGTGTAACTGTGCAGCAGCACATCGCTGGTGGCGAAGTTATCCGTCGAGCCGCGCACCTCGACCGTGCAACCGTTAGAAAATAAATTATGGTTATACACGCACAGCTTGTCCGCACTCTTGGCAACGCCGCAATCTACCGTCACGGTGTACGGTATGGCGGCTGGCTTGTGGAACGTATAAGGACGAAAGTCAGCCAAATTCGCCGCCGCGCCCGATGCCGTAGAGCTGGCCACCGGCACCGCATCTGCAAATCGGTTGTCGTATCCGATAAAAGGCGTTTTAGGCATGCTCATGTCATCACCACGTTAATTTCTACACCATCACCGGCGGCCTCGTTGAGCGCGGGGATGAGTTGCTCGCGGATGGATTGTGCGGTGTAAAGCTGTGCCTCGCCGGTCATGCTAATGTTGACGGTGCGCGTGGCTTGCGCGGCTACGCCGGCAACGGGAATGGGTGCTGGCTCTGCCGGTTGAGGAGCAACAGGAATGCCGGGAGCAGTGGACATGCTGGGGATGCCGGCACCACCCGTGCTTGCGCCGCCTGATCCATAAGAAGTGCTCGCAATGGCGGCAATATTTGCCACCGTTGCGGCAATCGCAATAGCAGCCATCGCCGCCCCGCCAACAGGCCCGCCCCACTTTGCGCCAAAGGCAAACGAATCCTGTACAGCCTGGAATCCTGAAATAGTGGCATTGGCATACGAGGCAATTTTATTTATTTCAAAAAGTTCGCGGTTATTCTGTGCACCGATCGCCGTCATCTGCATCAGCGCACTGGCGAAATTCTGTGTTTTTTGCAGATTATTCATCTTCTCAAACTGCACCATTGAAATGCCAAAGGTGCGGCTGGATACAGACATTCTGTTTAAATGGTCGCGCTGCAGCGATTCTTTTGCCGCGTTATATTTAGCCTCTGATCTCAGGTTAAATAAATACTTGTCTTCCAGCACCTTGCGTTCTCTTTCAAGCTCACCCATCTTGGCTTCGTATCTGGCATTCTCTCTTTCTTGAGCAGTTCCATACGCTATATCTGCCTGCTCCTGCATGCGCGTGAATTTTTCCTCCTGAGCTGTGACTATTTTATTATTGGCAACTGCTTCTGCCTCAGCCGCCTTATCCGCCGCAGCAATTCGTTTCTCGTTTTCCTCGTTCACAAAGATGGTGTAAGCCGCCTCATGCGCCGAGCGCTCTTTTGAGCCGTATGCACCCGCCGCAATCATTTTGTTTTGCAGCTCAACCCAATCATCAATCATCCGGTCAAACGCGCTTTTGTGCGAGTCAACCATCTTCTCGTCAAACCTGCGGGTTTGTTCCAGCAACTTGTCGTTACTCTCAAAATCGGTGGGGTCGGTTGCAGTGGGCTTGTTAGCGGACGGTTTTATCTCCAGCTCGGCACGGTGCCGCTTGATTGTTTCAATTTGGTTCTGAAAGGTAGTTATTTCGCGGTCGATCTTGTCGGTATTGATCAAGCCCCAGCCGCCCGCACGGATGCTTTCTCTCTCATGCTCCAGCACTTTCAATTTCTTCGTCAGATCATCAATCATCCCGTCAGGTGCCACTGCCTTTTTCAAATCCTCCGGCGGGAACAGCAGATCCCACGGGATCTGCCCAATACCAGCAAACCCCCTGAACAGAGCTAGCACCGGGTGACCTTCCCGGCTCAGTTCCGTCATGGCGGTAGTCGTTTTAACCATGCTGGGTAACAGTATATTGGCCAACTCAATGCCTGCCGCCGATGTAGCCAGCTTTAATTCATCAAGTTGATCGTTGAATATTTCTGCCTGGCGGGCGCTCTCTTCGGTGATCGGATAATATTTTTTCCCCTGTTCGATCAGGTTGGCCAGCGATTCACTGCCCTGATTGAGGAAGGGAATCATTTCCGCGCCCAATTTATCGCCCAGCAGCTTGGAAGCGAAAGCCGTCTTATTGATACCGGCGGGCATTTTTTCAAAAACATCCGCCAGCTGCACCAATGCGCCGGTGGAATCTTTTGCGGTAACGCCCATACGGGCGAATAAAGCCGGGTTCTGCACCATCTCGGTGGATAATTTCTTGCTGGCACGAGCTACCGTTTCCAGCGAGGCACCGCTCTGGTCGGCAGCAAACTTCAACCCGGCAAGATCTTCCACGCTGGTGCCGGTACGTTGTGAAAGCTTGCCCAGATTATCAGCCAGATCAATGCTTTTAATGTCCAGTGTAACAATCGACGCCACCGCAGCAGTTGCTGCAAGCGCAAACGCGCCGGTCAATACCAGGGCAACGTCGGAATATTTATTGGCAACCTTTTCAGCTGCGTCCTTGTTTTTATCCAGGGTAGTGGTGAAGCTTTCCGTTTTTTCCTGGGCATTGGCAAACCCTTCATCCATGCCGGACGCATCGACGTTGATATCAATGCCTATATTTTTAGCGTCTGAATTTTCCATTTTGACCGGCTTTAGTTTTCTGACTTTCTAAGCATCTCAAGCTCAATCGACTGCAACATCTGCAAGCCCACATCCAGCGGCCATTCCCAAAACTGCATCAGTGCAATCGCTGGGTTGTAGTCCAGGCCAATTGCTTCACCCTTGCTGCCCACCCGCCACTGCGTGCTCATCAGGCTATACAGCTCCCACACCACCGCTTCCCACTGCATGGCGGGCGGCATATCGTCTGGGTGCAGCTCCCGCCCTGCATCCTGCATAGCTTTGATATACCCCCACCCGATCTCGCGTTCCCAGCGAGCGCGGGCGGTCAGACGTTTTTTGCGTCAGCTTCCTCTACGGCAATAAACTGATTCAGCCCGGTCGCCTTCTCTGCCACCCACGTCATGATATTCAGGCACTGGTTGCGACCAAACACCTTCAGGTTGGCTTCGTTGCATTCAACCAGCCCATTCTCGTCATACACCCCCGCATCGTCTTCACCTTCACGCGGCTCCCAGCCTGCAATTGCCGCTACAGCATAATTCGCACCCCACTTTGGAAAATCCAGCGACTTGTCCGATTTCATCGACTTCTTGCGAATATCGTCATGCTGCTCAGTCGAAAGCGGGCGAATCAGAAAAGCAATGCCAGACTCTGGATGCACGCAAACCTGACCTTCAGCCTTTGGGTTCAATAAAAATTTCTTGCTCATGTTTTTTCCTTTGTTTTTTATGTTTTACTCAGTCCTCAATCCTCGATCCTCAGTCCTGCCCTTAATAGCTCACCACATCATTGGTCAAAACCACCGTCGGCAACGTCGCGCCCGTAACCGCCTTCCAGCTAAGCTCTGCAAACAGCCCGCTGCGCCCAGCCTTGGGCACCGTCTTTTCCATCAGCTCCACATAGGGCATATCCACCGCCAGGCTAAATGTATTCGCCCCGATCGTGGCCGCAGATACCATCTTCAGGCGCGTGCTGGTACCGGCGCGGGCAAGTTCCCAAGCAGATGCGCCATCAAACACGCACTTAATCGAGCCGCTGAACATCAGTTCGCCAACAGGGAAAATGCTGTATCCGGGCACCCCATTCGCCAGCTCCAGCGGTGCCATGTTGTTATTGATCTCGATCTTGCCGTCTACCACCTGCCCCAGCGTAGATCCTGCACCATCCGAAATAACCCCGGAGGCAGAGCAAGCGCGGAACGAAACCACGCTGGTCGGCGCGGCATCAAATACCACTGTCGGGATAGGATCAATCTCTTCACCCGCCAAAAAATCCGCCGTAATGTTCTGGTCATTATTGGTTACATCCCATGCCAGTTTATTAAGGTGCGCATCCAGCGTGCGGTTGAATTTGCTGATGTCGTATTGAGCCAGCTCCAGCAGTGCGTACGGCCTGTCGTCTAAATTCACCGGGAAGGTGTGCACATAAGGCCCCGCCCCTGTTGTCACTGGCTGCCCCAGCAGAAGCTTGAGCAAATAGCCGATGGTGCGCAGATCAAATATGCTCTGCAGTTGCCCTGGAACAATCGGATTGCCTGGATCCGTCTTGTTCCCCAGCGGCGAATTATTCATCGTGCCATTTGCCTGCCGCTTTGGATCACGACCGATGCTATAGCTGGTAAACGGCAGTACCTTTGCCGCCGGTGCGGGCGCAGTGCGGGCAGCAGTCTGATATTGAAACAGCAGCTTGGTTAATTCACCTCGTGCTTGTGGCATGGTTACTTCTCCTCAATAAAATTAAATTCGTCAAAATCCCCGCGCAACCGCATCGCGGCCCACTCATCCGCCGTCACGCTCTGCGCCGAATCGCGCTGCCATACCTTCCCGAAAAAACCGATCTCCTCAGGTCCCGCGTGGTAAGCCACCAGAATCAAATGATCACCCTTCACGTTTGTCCCTTCGTCCGCTTGCGGGAGAGGGTTAAGGAGAGGGCTATTTTTCTTTGCCATGATATTTCCTTATTTAACAAATTCCAGATCAGCCACAATCCAGCCATATGGCGTATCCATCTGCTCGCTCTGCCTGAAACCAGTCATCTTCAAGCGGCACAACGTAGCCGGCAATGCTTGCAAAAATGTTTTAACTTCGGCGATCATCGCAAGCTCTGCATCCTCGATCGCGGAGGGATCCGCATCTGCACCCGCCACAAATTGCCCCACCAGCAAAATGCGCTGTGTGCCATCCATCGCCAACCGACCCAGCAAATTCTGGTACCCGCCCTCACCCTTGCTCACCAGCGTATAAATCCCAGCTTGCAGATCCTCATCTGCTCGCATGGAAAAATCCATCAAGTCCCGCGTCACCACTCGCGCAGGCAACGCAGTAGCTAGCGTCGTCTTGATCAAATTCATGCGGTCACTGATCTCACTCATGCAAACGCCTCGCGCAAGCCTTCGTCTACCCCTTGATTCGCCAACTCAAATAAGCGGCTGCGGTTTGCATCAGCGGCAGGCCGCATATAAGCCTGCGCCCGCGTACCCCGCCGACTAATGGCGCGTGCAATCAGGAAGGCCTTTCTGCGTGCTTCCTTGCCTCTCACCCCAAGAACCCGCTCCACCCACGGAATCAAATTCTCCGAGTTAGGCATGTGCGGCCGTGTACCCTCCTCAACCGCACGGCCATAATTCATACCCTCGGATACGCGGTAATGCAGCGGCCCAATATTGTCGGCACGTATCGAATTAACCAGGTTGCTGAACGCCTTCGGTGCGTTGCGCTTGCCATCCCTTGCAACCTCTTCTGCCCCGCGCGAAAGCTTGGCATCAATCCTTCTCGCCATCACCTCCGGCGCACGCTTAAAACCCGCCTGCGCCCGGCTAATATCGACCGAGATGGTGATGGAGTTGCTCACTTATGCCACCCGTTCGAAATCATGAATAAATACACCACCCCTGCAAACGCCATTGCCAAAAATCCGTGAAACGACCACCGGCCGAAAGCAGAATATTTATCATCCAGCCATTCCTTGAGCGCTTCCTTGACCGCTTCCTTGGTCGCATCATCGGTGCGACGGCGTTGCTCACTGGCTAGCGCTGCCATCGCCTCATCAACTGTTGCCTTGGATTCTTCCGACATCACCCTGTTCTCCGCTCAAAATGTGGCGCATCAATAAAGCTGCTCTTGCCGGCATCGATCAGACCGCGCCAGCTACCGCCCCAGCGGTTTTTAGGTGAGAGTGATTCCCAATATATCCCCAGCGGCTTGATCTCTTCCCGCCCGCACAGCTTGCCGTCCTTGAAAATATTCAGGTCAATGGCGCAGCGCTTCAGGTGCTCGCTGTTCATCGTCTTGCTGCGGCCTGTCTTGACGTAGATCATCTGCATCTCAATCGGGCGCGACGCTTCGCCCAGGGTGGCGACATATCCAAGGCGCACAAGCTCGGCGCGCAACAGGCATACGTCAGCAAAGAAGGCATCCTGTTGCGCCACCATGCTCATTTCACCATCCCCGCCAGTTTTTCATCCTTGTCCTTGCTGCCGACGCTTGAGCCAAAGTAATACGCCACCACCTGCGTGGCGATGGCGGAAAGCACGCCCAGCACATACACCAGCAAATCTTTGCGGCTGGCTTCCACAGGGTTCTCGCTGAACATCACCACGCCAAACAGCAGGAAGGTGAGCAGCAGCAACACCAGCGCCAGAATCGGCGTGATAACTTTATTCAGCATGGGCGCTTTGTCAGAGTTCGCGATATCCACCTCACGCTTGCGGGCATCGCCCACATCGGCTATCACCGCCTTGAATAGATCTGCGCTGATATGGTCGCGCTCCAGCTGAATGCGCTGCAACTCTTCCTCGTGCTCCAGCATGAACTGCTTGAGATGGGTCAGCTCTTCGGCGCTGGGCTGCGCCTGCAAGTTGACATCCAGCCCGGTTTTTTCCTTGATCCAGCTCGTGCCTTTTTCCATCGCCGCGTTAGCGACCAGACCAAGGCCCGACTGAATCAATGAAGCGATAAATGGCAACATCACGCGGCTCCTTCAAAAAGTGTCATCAATTGCTCAAACAAATAACTTGGCGTGCCATTGCGCGGCCCGTTTGAAATCCCGTCCCGCATCGTCACCGGCTTGCCGATATTGCGCATCGCCATTTCCTTCATCGCCTCAGCCTGGGCGCGCAGCAACAACAATCCTCGATCACCCGCCTGAATGGTGGTGTCTGTGGCCAGCAAGCCGATGCTGTGCGCGGCGAAGTAGTAATACTTGAAGGATGGCCCCAGTGCGCTGATCTGCGCAGACGTGGGCGCGGGCGAAAAGTGCAGCTCGCGCACCGCGCCATTCATCGCCGAGCGCACATCAGGCAACCTGCCGGGGTAGCTTTTTTCCCACGGCTGAGCGCGGGCAACGCCCCACAAGGCAGACTTGTAAGACAAAAAATCAGCCGGCGCGGGATAGTTAAACTGATCCCCCACCAGCGTAAGAGTGCCCAGCAGCGTGCGCGGACGCACGCGCCCCATGTCCAGTGCGGCAGCGTCCAGATGTCGGATGAAATCAGCATCATTCGCCGCCGTAAAAACCTTGGCCGCATCCTGAAGCGAATCCTTCAGGTCTGCGGTCAGGTCAGCACGGGTCATGGTTCCGGACATGGCGTGTTACTCGGCCAAACGTTTTGCAAGCTCAGCTTTGAGCGCTGCAATGTACTCAGGTGCCGCATTGATATCGGTACCGGCTTCTTTAAGTGCTGCAGCCAGCTCCTCATCGCTCAACAATACAATCTTGTCCAGCGCATCCTTATTGGCTGCACGGGTCAGCAAGGCTTCAGCCAAAGCGTTCAACACGCCCTTGCGCTTGCCGCCTGCCTGCTCCATCTCGCCCAGCTTCTCAAGCTGCTCGACAGAAAGCTCGGGCAAGGCTGCAACAACGCTAGGCACATTGCCATCCAGCAAGGATGCCAATGGGTCGGCAGGCGTTTCTTCTTTAACCTCAACCGGCGCCGGGCGCAAATGATGCGGCACCTGGCTCTCGGGAAAATCCCGAGTTTCGCCAGGCGGCACCATGTTGGCACCAACATAAAGCATCATGGCGCCATTGTTTGTAACGGGGATTCGCTTTTCCATCTTGTTCTCCTTGAATATCCACAAGCCTGCCCCTCGCCTTTATCCCCTCGCCCGCAAGCGGGAGAGGGTTAGGGTGAGGGGTGCTTTATGGTTTAGCGATCGACACGAGTAGTAGCGCTGTAAACAACCATCGAAGTCAGCGCGCCTTTCAGCAGTGTTGGGGTATGCACCACAACAAACTGATCGCCGTAAGCTTCCTTCTTGCCGGTGAAGCGACCGTTGGCATCCTTCTGGTTTTCCAGTTGGCCCATCTGCCAAGCCTTCAACAGACGGTAACGCACGGTGCTACGCTCGCCGATCACAGTGCGCACATCGCCCATGTTCAGGCCGGGTGCGTAGCTGCGGAAAGCGGGAATATCCTTGATACGGCCCAGGTTGCCGTCCACCATCAGGTCGGTACCGGGGCGCTTGGAGTTGGCTTCAAACTGCTTGGCCTGCTCGATCTGGTTGCGCATAGAGCCGCTCATGATGCCGATGTTCGCCATGTAGGCGCGGTCTTCAATCACAGTCTTGCGCAGGCCAAAGCGGTACAGGAAATCGTTGTACTTGATGTCCGTTGCCAAACCGCCCAGGTCGCTATCCCACTTGAACACGTTGGTGGTGTAGGTATAGCTCGCCACGATCAAGTGCGTATTGGTTGGTGCAACCGGCACGCCCAGCTCGCTCACAAAAGTGATCTCGCCGAAGTTGTAGTTCATGGAGTAATACATCCCGGCAGCCTGTGTGCCGGTGCCGTCGTATTCCGCAATCACTACTGCATTGCTCTTCACCACCACTGGATACAGTGTGCTGCCTACCGCATTGCCCTGCAGGTCGTAGATTGTTTTTGGACGCACAACCGGGAAGTTATCCAGGCAGAAGATCGTCTTCGTGCCGTTGGCTGTGGCCGTTGCTTCGTTGACCACGGCTACCGCGCCGTATTGATCCGCCGCATTCAAGTGCTCGTTGAAGATCAGTGCTTCCGTATCTTCGCCGATGATGCGGGTTGCATTACGTGCGTTGTCTGCCACGATATCAAAATCAAGCTGACCACCGCCCACCAGGTAACGCAATTCGTCCGACACTTCAAACGACAGCTTCTGTGGAATAGGGCGAGCTTCTTCCATGGTTTGCTTCACGGCTGCGCGTGCAATCGCCTGACCTTCAAACTTGCGTGCACCGGCAATGCCTGCTGCGCTGGCGTCGCGGTAGCTGTAGGGCAGTTGCAGCGTAGCCGCAAATGCGCCGGTACCCACATCACACAAGCCCAAACCAACGAGCTGAGATAAAGCCTCACGAATCACCGTGCGCTCAAAGATAGCGGGGATCGAAACATCCGACACCACAGAATCGCCAGCCGCCAAACGCTTGCTTGCCTGATATTCAGAATGCAAGCGGTGGCCGTTTTGTGAGTCATATAGTGCCAGCGCCTTCTCCACCAGCGCAGCATTACTGCTGACCGGCGCGCCATTGGAAAGCATGTAACGCTGATGCGCAGGCATGCTCGCATAAATGCGCTTGTCCACAGATTCTTGCAGCGACTTCACCTCATTGGAAGAATCCACCGTGATATGCACACTGCCAGCCGGGCGCTGGAAGCCCATCGCTGACAACTGCTTGGCAGCCGACAACTCATTGCCGTGCTTGATCTGGTTTTCAGCCAGGCGTTTCACCTGGTCCGCAGTCATCTCGGGCGTAATCAGGTCTGCAACGGCTTCGGACAGTTCTTTTTTGGTGGCTTCGTCCAGCCCGGTAGCGGCATTGATCGTGTCGCTCAGCAGCTTGATATTCGCGGTTTTGCCTTCGGTAAGCTTCTTGTTTTGAGCATCGGTAGCGGCAGCACGCTCAGCAAGAATGCGCTCCACATCGTCCTCAGTTAAGCCAGTAGGCCCAGTGATCGACAACTTGATGTCCTTATTGCCAGCGGCAATCTGTTCGCCCAGTGTCTTGCCAGAAGCTGCAAAGTTTTCCATCAGCAGCTTGGCCTGTGCTTCATCGGTAACAGGCTGCACTGCGGTTTCAAATGCAGAAAGAAGTTGTGCGCGCATCGGCTCGGAAAGCAGGATGATGGCGGCAAGTGCGGCTTTGAGTTTTTCAGCGAGTAGCTTATGCATGATTTGAATCTCCTGTAAAAGAATAGTTTGTAATTCGGGGTGTAAAAACGTTGGGGGGGAACCATCCGGTTCGGAAAGCTGCACGGGGTCAAGGCCTTTAATAACCGGGCGTATCGTCAGCCCGGCGCCAAACAGCAGCGGCCCGTGCTGGGCGCGCTGCTCGTTGTCCTGGAAGTTTTCGGAATAATCCGCTGACAAATACTTGAAGCCGCGACTCTTCACTGCATCGACGCCATAGGGTGTCCACTCTATAAGTGCGCGCAGCTTGTTGCCTTCAATGGAGAGCTTCAGGAACTTGCCCGCAGACCCCTTGGAGGGCTCATGCGAAACATCCAGAAACACATCCTGCCCGTAAGTGCCCTTGATAAAGTTATCCACCATCTGCGAAAGCATCTGGCGGGTAATATCAAATTCACCATAACGGGGATCATAGAAACGCCCGATTTTTGTAACCGTCACCCAAGTCTGAGGAGCCTCGCCATCCAGCGATAAATTCTTCGGTAACTCCGCAACAAAACGCCGCACTCCATCCGGAGCTGCGGCTTCAAGTTGAATTCTGCGTGACTGTCTCAAAATGTTCGTCCCTCGTATAAGTGCCTTGCGCAGCAGACGGAGCGAGCGAGCTGAGATCCACCGTGCAAGACGTTTACCTTTTCAGGTCAGGGAGAAATTTACGGGAAAGGTCAAGCCATAAACAGGCCGGACTATGGCGCGGTGATTAAAAATTAATCACCGCGATAAAAAGCTATGCGGCGTTGCACCAGGGGAATTTATAAACAGGCTTATGCACAAAAACTGTGGATAACAAAAAGCCCGCATTAGGCGGGCTTCGATTTTTCTACATTTACCATAATTATTCTAACAACATTGGGATTGTTTGCCCTTTTTTAGGATATGCAGAATTCAGCAATGTCATAAATTGTTCCCATGATTTTGAAGCGCGCATTAACCCCATTACTGCATAAATGTGTTGAGCTAATGCGGGGTGGCCAAGATCATCTGTTAACCATTGATGGTGCCGCGTTTTTCTTTGTCCACGATCATTTTTTGGATTCTTCCTTTCAAGCTCTTCAACAATTCCTGGAGCAAGTCTTTCATATACTATGTCTGTTGTATATTTACCAACAACTTGCGGCTTTTTAACTGATAGCGGATTAATTTCCCAACCCCGTAGACGAAACATTTCCTTATAAAACTCATCAGGAAAACGTTTGGCCCAAGCAGCAAACTCCTTGCGCAAATACTGATCCAGTATTTTTTGCAATGCAAATCTATCACGAACCTCCTGGTAACCTGTTGCCTCATCTATCAGCGCAATAATTCCAACTTTTGCAAAAGCCCGAGTTAACATCTCAGCCTGTGCTGCAATCAGAAGTTGCTTTTCATTAAGGTCTCCGGCTTTTCTTGCGGAAAGAAGAGCATCGCAAATATCTGCCAGAATAGTAGCTTCGTATCCAGTGGCCAGCTTTCCACCTCTTCCTGGTCTTACAAAACGAATCGGTGCTGCTAAAGCATTTTCTACCTCTTTGTTGATATATGGCTTTAAATTACTTTTATCTAAAAAACTGCGTAACAGTGCTCCGTGACGCTGGCCAAGTCCAAGCACTGTCTGCATTCCACGCCCTGATAAAACGCGGGAGCCACCTTCTAAAACATAGCAACCTATTTCCAGATCACCAATTCTTAATGGCCGTGTAGCATCGCCATGGGTTGCTTTAATAATTTTATCCATTTTGCTTATTGGCTCCGTGTTATCCATACTTCCCATTGTACATAAAAAGGGCGTTGGGTCAAGTAATTTATAACAGCCAATGTTCATATTTATAGCGAACACACTAAGTTATTGAATATAATCAATAAATTTTAGTATCTAAAATACCTTGACTTTCCGCGCATTGCGCGTATAGTGGGAACCGTCAGCACATCGCAGACACCGCGCCTCGGGCTTACAGGGGCTGGAGTTAATACCATGCATACATCAAACGTTATCAGCGCTTTTCGCCCTTCTGCTCATCAAATACAACGCGCCGGCCTCGGCTATTCGCGCCCCCTTGAAAATGAAGAGCTCGCCCGCATCGCCCCGGCCATCTTCGCACCAGACGCGCACGCCAGCCGCTCCGATCGTTACGCCTATATACCCACGCTTGACCTGATCAACGGCATGCGCTCAGAAGGTTTTATGCCGGTGAAAGTTACCCAGGCAGGCTGCCGCACCGAAGACAAAAAAGGATACGGCAAGCATTTAATACGCTTTCGCCGTCACGACCAGCTCGAAGCCAACGAGGCGCGCGAGGTCATCATTGTTAATTCACATGACGGATCAAGCGGCTTTCACCTCATGGCCGGAATGTTTCGCCTGGTATGCTCAAACGGCTTGATTGTTGGACAGTCAGACAACGAAATCAGAATTCGCCACTCCGGTGATGCAGTTGGCCAGGTGATCGAAGGCGCATGCAGAATTGTTGAAGACTTCGACCAGGTGAGCGCGGCAATTGACGGCATGAAATCCATCAACCTCAGCAAGGAACATCAACTTGCTTTCGGCAATGCCGCACTTGCTCTGCGTTTTGACGATGCCGAAAATTCGGGAATCAAGCCCGCGCAAATCATCAGACCGCGCCGGATTGAAGATGAAAAAACCGATCTCTGGACAACATTTAACGCGGTACAGGAAAACATCATACGCGGCGGCCTGCGCGGCTTTAAGGTAGACGCCAACAACCGCCACACCCGCACCAAAACGCGCGAGGTGAAAGGCATTGATCAAAGCGTAGCATTGAATCGCGGCCTGTGGGTACTGGCTGAAGAAATGCGCAAGCTGGCAGCTTAAACCGTTACGCCCGGCCTAGCCGGGCATTGATAAGGGGTACACCATGAACGCAACACAAACACCAGAAAACCCAACCGTGGCCCGCGCGCTGGCCGTCTTACGCGCCGGCCTGGGCATTGTTGAAACTACACCGCCAAAACTGCCGGAAACATTGCACGCAGCCATGCAGCACGCAAACAGCATTGCACGCGCAGAGCTGAAAGCAAAGCAAGCCGCGCCCGTGAAGAAACCAGTAAAAGCAGCACCGCCCACCCGCGACATCTGGTTTTATCTAAGCAAAGGCAGCGCCAAGGCCTAACCGTTTCACCCGTGGCCATTGCCACACCCGCGCCTCGGGGCTTCAGGGGCTGGAGTTATCACCATGAAAACACTTTACACCCCCGCCCCGTGGGTTTTTGAAGAGTCCACAAGAACAATTCGCTCGAAGCCTGGAAATTATTGGGTTGCATCCATAGACTCGTGGGAGGGAGCAATTAACCATGAGGCGAATGCTTGCCTGATTGCTACAGCGCCAGAATTGCTCAATGCACTGACAACAGCTGAGGATTTTATGTCTGGCTTTGAAGGTGATGCCGCCCAGGAAGGAATGGACAAAAAGCTTGCACAAATTCGCACAGTCATAGCCAAAGCTCGGGGGCAATCATGAAGCGCCCAATAATTCAATTCGCAACCTGCCTGCATCACGGCAAAGAAAACGAAGTACATCCGGTAGTTCATGCCTATCAATGCCGCAATGGATTGGCTGTAGGGCACACGGTAAAAGAGGATGAAGACGGACATTTTAAGTATCAGTCCGGCTGGGAAATTTACCACGTTGCCACCGGCGCGATTGTTTCGCCTGGCGATATATTCGGCGACAAAATCAGGCACGCCACCCCAGCCGCCGCTATGCGCAATCTTAAAAATAAAACAAAGGGCAAATTATTGGGCAAGCTGAAATTAAGAAATGACCCGCCCGCATTAAACCTTGAAGGCCTGCCGGAAATAATTGGAAAGTTAAAGCCATGGCCAAAGCCAGCGGCATCATCCGGAAAAATGCCGCCTGGCTGTGATCGGATCGCCAGCGGTAAAAATACCGCACTGCTTGCCCTGATTGCTGAAATCGACGCCGCCATAGCTACCGCAACACGCACCAGCAAGCTACAAAAAACCTTCACCATTGGCCGCTCGCGGTTTACTGTGGGCGCAAGGCTGGAAAGCCTGCAGCGCTTTCGCGCTAACGTGCTCAAGAACCGCCGCGCCTTTGCGGATAATGTAATTCAACCGGCACCCGCCGCGCCTGCAATACAAGCCGCGCCACAAATCGAAGCCGCGCCGACAGCTACAGCACCCGCCAAGCCCAGGCAACCACACAAGCACAAGCCCTCAACGGCACCCCAGCCAGCCCGCGACATCTGGTTTTATCTCACCAAGAAAAGCACCCGCGCCAGTGCAACGGCTTGACACTGCGCGCATTGCTCGTATCATTGAAGCACAAGCTCGGAATTAACCGGGCACCTTTAAAGGAAAGTAATGAGCAACCATCCCAACCGCAGCAAGACCCCAAGCGAAGCCCGCAACCCTACGCCCAAGGAAGTACGCCAGGCACGCGAAGAGGTGCAGGCACGCCTTGAGCTCGGCATAACCGAAGCACAGGAGCTATGCGCAAAGCAGGTGCACACCACTTGCCGAACGTGGCAGCAATGGGAAACCGATGCCGATATCCCCGTGTCGCACCGCCGCATGCACCCCGCCTTCTGGGAGCTGTTCAACATCAAGAAAGACAAGGTGAAAAAGTGAAAACACTCTCAGTGCAGCAACCCTGGGCAACGTTCATCGCCCAGGGCTGGAAAACAATCGAGGTGCGTAGCTGGAAAACAGACTATCGCGGCCCGCTGCTGATCGCCGCCAGCAAAGGCAGCAACCTGCCCGCCAGCATGACCCATATCGAGGAAGAAGGCGAAATGATCCCCATGCCTCGTGGTGTCGCGCTGTGCGTCGTGGATCTGCTGAATATTCGACCGCTGCTCAGGGCTGATATGAAAGCCGCCAATCTGGAGCCAGAAGACTATCAGCCCGGCTTGTGGGCGTGGCTGGTAGGTAAGCCGCGCATGGTTGAGGCTGTACCAATCAAGGGGCGCTTGAGCCTGTATGAAACGTCAGAGTCACTTATTAAGGAGCTTAACCATGCTTGAAAAAATTAAATATGCCAGTCTGATGCAAACTCCACCATACGATTTTACTATTCAACTAGACGGAGGTGGAGCGTGCGTTAGAATCGCTCCAGGTCAATCTGTGCATGAGGCCGCTCACATACTAAGAACTCTGGCTGAACTGCTTGAGCGTGGAGCGGCAGAGCGTGCTACTCAGCCACCGCCCCCAGCAACGCATCCCCGCTGACAAACTGCTCATGCGGCTGTACACCCAGCCGCTTTTTTATCTCTGTCATTTCGTCTTGATCGCGGCACACCACCACAAAATAAAACTCGGCACTGTTCTGCCCCTTCATATTCTCAACACCCTCAGCCCTTGCCTTTTTGATCGCTTCAAGCTCGCCTTTCGCCGCTTCTACTTCGCGGTTATCTTCAAATATCTGCGAGAAGCGCGCATCACCATCAAACATGAAGTCCACATCCATCTGGTCAAACCCCATGCCCTGAAAGCCTACCCCCAGCTCAAGGTTGAGGTCGGCCAGTACGTCAAGATCAAACACACCCTGGGCGCTCGGGTTATTCAGGAAGGCCAGCATTTCCAGCTCTTGCTTGTCGTCTAGGTCGCAAAAACTTACGTCGAGCTGGTAATCATTCGCTCTTGTCTCAGGGTTATATTTCTCCAATTTATCCAGCACGCTCAGCCTCTGGTGCCCTCCCACAATCAACATCGTGCGCCGGTTCACGATAATTGGCTGAATCATGCCTATGTCTTCAACCTTACCCTTCAGCCGGTGCGCGGCGCTCTTCGCTATCTTGCGCGGGTTACGCGGGTGCGGCGTAATCTCATGCCGCCATACCATACCCATTTCAAATTTTTGATGTTTTGTCACGCTCATGGCAATTGTTCTCCTGACTCTTCACACTCACGAATAAACTTCTCAACCCCCGCGCCGACAAACGGAAAAAACCGCTCGATCTTCGCGTAGTCTTCGGGGTAATGCTTGCGCACCTTATACATATCTTCCGGGTCAAACGATCTGAACGAATGCCCCAAAAAGCGCGACTCCGGGCTGACCTTCAGCTGGTGCTGCGCCACATAACGCACCACATCCTCCTTGCGGAAATACGCCGCCGGATAAAAGCGGCCGCGTGGCACGTCGATGCTGCCGGACTTCTTCATCATCGCGCGCCGCACAATCGAATCGGCAATGCGCTCACCCGCCGCAATCCAGCGCTGCCCCGTTTGCAGCCGCACGTAATGGTACAGCTCGTTAAAGGTCACCAGCGGCACGGATAAATCATGATGCCTGAACAGGCCATAGCGCAAAAACTCGCTCAGCTCCGGGTGCGGCAGGCGGATTATTTCAAGGCCGTATTTGTTCTCATACCAGCGCAGCGTGGCCTCCTGAAACGACAAGCCCGGCACCTGGTACATAAAGAACACATGCACTTTTTTGAAGTGCCGGACACACATATCCAGCACCACTACAGAATCTTTTCCCCCTGAAAAGCTGACAACAACCTCGGGGGAAAACCGGCAAGCTGCCTTCACTGGTTCGAAGAGCAGCCTCCCGGTAGGCGGCATCGGCTTTTGCTTAGCCACCTTTACCGCCAAAACCCTTGCTGCGTGCCAAGTTGGCAGCCTGACTACGGGTAACGCTACGCGCACGCTGACCGTATGAACGGGCAGACGGGCTTGAATTTCTCTTTCTTGCCATGGTAAACACCTCCTTCCTATGCCTGATTAACTACCTTCGTTCGCATTTCCAACTGTTCGATAAAATCGTACAGTTCAATTTCAATAGCAGTAGTCAAGCAATCCTTGACTACTCAATTCTCTTCTGCACCGCCGACCACGGCGCCCTGATCATTCCCTGGGTAAGCTTCCCATCCTTGTAAGCCTCATGCTTGTTTGCCCCCAACACGCCCCGCTGCTGCGCTGGGGTAAGCCTGTCCAGTGCCTGCATCGGCGTTTCCTTGCCTGCGCGGTCTGCATCGGTCACTTCGTCCTTGAATACCCCAATCAGAAAGGAGAGCGTGTTCGGATGCGCTGGCCAGCCGGTTGCTTCCAAAGTTGGATACACCCCCGCGCCCAGCCCGTACAGGTTTTGCGTGGAAAGAAGATCGCAGATATCCGGCTTTGGGTGCCCAGGTGATAGGGTAAATTTCAAGCCAGCTGCATCGGGGTGCTTCATAAAGCCATACGCATAAGACGTGCCATGTGCTCGGTTGATCTCGGTGCGCATTAATCTCATGGCATTATCCATTGGGCTACCTTCTCCAGTGAGCACGCTGCCCGCTGCCCTGCCGATGGCCTGAGCATTGGCTGCATTCATTTTGCTTGCAACTTCACCAGGCACGCCCTGCCCGCGCAACAAAAACTCTCGCGCCGCCTGGGCCGCACCGTGCCCCTGAATAATCGCGCTCTCGATGGAGTTCGTCACCAAATCCAGCGCGTGGCGATCAAGCCGCCAGATACGATCAGAAAGCTGCAAACCATCCTCGGCGATGAAGTTGCGCACAAAATTCAGTGCTTCATGGTTGATCTGCATCGCCGCCCCGGATGTTAAAACACCCTCACCGGTGAGCGGCACCACGCCCAAATCTACCGAGCTACCCAGGCTCTGGTTCAGCAAGGCATTACGCCTGTCAGCCAACTGCGTAAGCTTGTCCCTGACCTGCGCCAGTACGCTCTGCAATTCCTGCAACGCGATATTGCCATCGGCCCCTGCATAGGCCTCAATGCGCTGGGTAATATCGTCAGCGGCCTGCTGATATATCTGCTGCAGCTCCTTTAGTGCATCTGCATCCAATTCCACCACTTTGCGCTGGGCGGCGATGGTGGCGCGCTTGATCGCGGCTTGTGATGTGTTAGCCATTGTTTATGCTGGTGCCAGATTCACCCTTGCGGCCATTGCCTGGCGTAACCTTCACGCTCACCCCGCGCCGCCGTGAAACGGGCTGTGGTGCAGGTTGTGGAGGCGGGTTGTTCTCCGCTTCGGGATCTGGGTAAGGGTTGTAATTTTTTGTCTCCCACTGGCGGCGGCGCTCGACATAGGCTGGGTCGTCGCCCATGTATTCGTAAACCATGCCTTGCGGGTATCCCAGAGCTTTCATTTTGAGGCCGATGTCTACCGTCTGCGTCATGGTTTCGGTGCGGCGCGAAGCATAGGTAACCTTGAAATCTTCATCGTCCGGATTAATCCCCTTCAGCAACAATTGAAAGCGGAAACCGGCCTCGTAAACAAAAGAAATCGTGTCCTGCATCAAATCAATTTCGTCGTAATAGTCGCGCTTCAAGTCTTCCAGAATGTCGCGCGCCATGCCTTCGGTGTAGCCCATCAGCCCCTTGGGTAAGGGTGAACCGGCAAAGAACGTATCCAGCAGGTGCACAATATCCGCCATCTGGTCCAGGTTGCTATCCCCTTGCACCGCGCTCACGCCGCCTTCTTTGTTCATGTAATAGTCGGTGGTCATGCCTTCGGTCTGGTCTTTTTCTACCTGGCCGCGATACTTTTCAATCTCAGACTCGCTTGCACCTTTCAGCACATGCGCCATACGCAAGGGGGCGCGCATGCGGCGGCGGATCACCAGATCCTCTTCGGTCATATTCAGCTTGCGCCAGGTGGTGCGTGAAGCATCCAGGAAGGGGCGGCCAAGGCTGCCCATATCGTCGAAGTTATCCGGATCAAACCTTGCATGGGTTAATTGCCACAGCGGGAAGCTGGCCAGCTCGGTGCCTGTCATCACATCAAACTGGATGTAGGCCTTCTGCACATCCTTGAATAATCCGTCTGCCCCAACATTCGGCAAGATCGTTTCAGCAGGCATACGCACGCCGGAAACCACGTTGTATGCCTTATCGAGTACCCATTGCATTGGCAGGTTTCCTTCCATCACCAAGCCACGCGCATCGCTTTTCAGCTTTTCTGGCCGGTGCAATTGCAAGCGGCGCTGAAAGTCTTTCCACTCAGCTTCCAGCGCTTTATTGGGTATGCCCTGCAGCAACACCAGCCCGCCTTTCACTACATCGCGGGCAATCTTGCTGTGAATGCGCTTTACCCTGCCATCCAGCCTGTCCATCTCGCGCACATCGAGAATGCTCTGGCGCAAGTCGGGGTCTACCCACATCAGCCGGTGCATGTACTTCACCTGGTCTTCAGCGTTTGGGCGGCGTCCCTTCTCGCTCGTATTGGCATTGCGGTTTGCTGTTTCATTCGGCAGCATCTGCGCCGCTTTACCCACGCCCCATTTTGCGGCCGCACTCTTGGCGCGCCCCATCAATCCATCAAGCAGACCCATGATCATTTCCTTTATTGAATATCACAACGTTCTCAACACAGCGCCAGCCTTCAATCATATGCTCTTCATGCAGCGCTTTTATCCACAGCACCAGCTCCGGCAGGTATTTATGCACCAATGTGCCATTTTTATGCACTACTTCCCGCTCTGCCTCAGTCGCTGGTATCAGCGGCCTGCACTCCTCCGCCGGATTAAACTTGTCCGTGCGCCGCTGGCAAAACGTGGCTGCATTTTTGCCGTAGATCACGCCGCCATCCCCATCAACTGTTCCCGCGTCTGCGTGCGCGTGCCGATCACCGTTGCCACATCCTCAGCCCCGCGACATTGCAGCGCCCATACCGCTGCGCACTCAGCGTCGAATCCGTCATCGCCTAATTTTTCGTCTACTTGCTTGAATGACGAATAATCCACCTTTCCTTTTACTTCCTTGATGTTGCCAAGGTGCCGCACGTAATCGCGCCAATCTTCACAAGCAGGATCTTCGTCATCAAAATATGGCATAGCAGCTCGACCGCTGTGGTAGACGCTCTTCACCGCCGCAGCCATAGCATGCTTAGTCATGCCCTGAAAGCGGATCGGTGAAAACGCCCACTGCGTCCAGCTGCTCTGTGAACTCCCCCCGTCCCCGATTGTCATGCGGTCAACTTCGATCAGACCCTTGCGGTACAGCACATCGTTCACGTTCGTCATCAGCCCGATGCCGTAAGCATCACCCATCGCATAGTCCGGCCTGAAATATTCCCACTCCGCGATCAAATCGCGCTCGATGTCCTTCTCGTCCGCATCAGCCGCCCAGAACCTCACCCGCAGCGTCACCACGAAATTGCCGATCATCTCCTTCACTACCAGGCAACTGCGCGAAGCCGTGATGCTTTCACCATGGCCGAGATGGTCATAGCCGAAAGCGATCAACCCGCGCCGCCGGTATCGCATCCCGGGCAGCGGCTCCGCAATCTCCAGCCCAGCCGCCAGCCCGACCGCCTTGGCTTTCAGAATATGTTTCTCCCAAATCCAGTTCGTCGCCGAAATATTCAGGCACAAAAACTGCCGCATCCATTCGCTCCCGGTCTGCTGGGCGCGCATCGACTCAACCCACGCCTGCCCGATGATGCCCATCTCCAGCCCCATGTACACATTCACTGTAGGCAAAACGTGATACTGGCCGGAATTAATCAACCCCTTGAGCACATCCGCGCCCTTGAATACCCCCGAAATGCGAATCTCCGGCTCGATTTTGATATCCATACCAATACGCTCGGACGCACCCAACATCGGCAGAAAGCGCGACAGCAACCGGTCAGATGGCATATCGTCCACCTCCTCCAGCGAGGCCAATGCCAGCGAGTCACCATCAATCTGCCCCATGATCCCGTAAGCCGCAGCCTTAGACCCGTTGGCAAAACTGAACCCCGTATCGTTCAAGCGCTGCCGGCCACGATTGAACGCGATGTATGCGGTAAGTATTGGCGATCGCTTAATCGCCTCCAGCATATAGTTGAGATTGTTGGTGCTCTGCTGCTGGCGTGGCGCCACGATGCCCAGCTCAAGAGCGGGAGAAGTAGCCAGCTTCTCCATGTTGTAAATTTCCTTCGTTGAAGTCTTGCGCGTGCGGCGGCAAGAAAAATCAATCGTGTTCGGATGCTGGTCCATCTCGATCATCTTCAACACCTGCATCGCATCCAACTCGGCGTTGTGAACATGCTTATGCCACAACCCGTGAGGCCGTATCCCCGTTACGGGGTCTGGCTTCGCATAGCGCATGATCTCCACCTCTGCGCGGTTCGTGAGGCGGATGCGATCGGATTTGCTAATCCGCTCAGCCATTGTCCCCTGCCATCTGTTCCTTATGCTCGATCAACACCGGATCGCGCGCCATACTCTGCCCGGCACGATCCATAACCGACCGCAACCCTTCCAGCGCCTCAACCTGCCTGCGCTGGTAATCGCCCAATTCCTCGCGCTGCACCGAGCCATTGTTCAGCTTGCCCATCTCGGCCTCGTCGGCCTCAATCACTTTCGCCGTCATGCCCATATCAGATAGCGAAAGTCCTGTGCGCGACAGCATCTCGCCAAGCGGCCTGAAAAGCGGGTGAGCCTCCATGTTCGTGATGATTCGGCTCTTGGTTTCGCCGCTCTCATTCTGGTACTGATACTGCGCAATAATGCAGTTCCCGTCCTTGTCGTAGGAAAATTCCGGTGTCGTGATCTTTACCCCGTCGGCAATAATCGTCTGCAAAATCTGCTGCAGCACAGCAAAAATTGAAGCTTGCAGATCCGCATAAATACCGCCCAGCACGCGCGGATTTTGCTGCTCGAATGCTGCATGGTGCAGCATGAACAATTCAGTCTTCTTCACGCAGGCAGGCTGCGCCTTGCAATACACACGATCTACATCGCAAGACTTGCAAAACGCATAACCATCAGGCTTCGCCGGAAAATAAGTGGCCGTCCGCGCATTTAGACCATGCTTCATCGCATTAAAGCGGGTGCGTAAAGATTCGCTACGGGTAGGGTGTCCCTTCAGATTTGCAGCTGACGCCGCCTTGCCTTCTTCCGTCCTTGGCCCTGTTGCCTTGGCATGAGCCTTCATCGCATTCTTTTGCCAATAAACCTGCTCGCACTCCCCTCCACATTTCGGACAGGGTGCGAAATACAAGAACGGGTGATGCTCCTGCTCCGGCTCATCCTCCACCCGCGCAGGCTCCGCCTCAAACGATTGGCAGCAAGAAGCCTGCTTGCAGTGAAATGTAATATTGGAAAGGGGTTTAGATCGGTCTTTTGCCATGTGCCGCAGAATAGCGGCGGAAGCAAGCCAAAAACAGGCCGGAAAGTGGCGTAATTACAGGGCGTCCAGCGGATAGGTTATAATGCTACGCGGCCTTCTTCCAGAATCGATCCGGAAGGGGAATTTCAAGTTTAGTGGTTCGTTGTAACACCAGGTCGGGGAGCCAAAAATTTTCGCAGTACCTATTTCATCCCCCTCTCAACGTTCGGTCATTCACAGAAATTCTTTCTGTTCGCCTTACATTTTTTTGAGACTTACTTTCTCTGCCTTAGTTTCT